TGTGGCAGCTCAAGTAGCTTATACTGATCATGTCAGTAATCCCTGGGATGCTGTAGCAGGATTCAATCGCGGCCGGGTGAATGCACTTGAGATTGTTATGACAACCGGAAAGGCATTTACTGAAGGTGAGCGGGATACCTTGCAGGATAATCAAATTAATCCACTTCAAATGTTCCGAGGAGAAGGTAATGTTATTTGGGGACAGATGACTGAGCAAAAGAAAAATTCGGCTTTGAGTCGGGTTAATGTTAGGCGTTTGTTAATTCAGATAGAAAAAACATTAGCTGTTACTCTAAAGCGTTTTGTTTTTGAATCAAACAGTGAATTGACCAGGTTCCGCATTGAAAATCTTGTAACTGAGTATCTAGAAGGTTTATCTGCACAAGGAGCTTTCCAACTTGAGGCTGGAGATCGAGGATTCCATGTTGTGTGTAATGAAGATAATAATACTCCAGCTGTAATTGATTCGAATACTTTAAAAATTGATGTTTTTATTAAGCCGGTTCGAACTGCGGAGTATTTGCAGCTTGTGGTTACTCCAACAACAACTGGTACGTCATTCAAAGAATTGATTGCTCAGGGATCTTTGTATTAACAGATGGTATAAGGTTTGAAATTATATAGGAGAATATTCGATGTCAAAGATGAGCGTAAATGATTTTAAAAATAACCTTAACAATCCTGCTCGGGCGTACCTTTGGGAGGTGGTGTTTACTAATCCTATTGGCGGGGGGGATAGTGAGGCTATGGAAATGAGATGTCAGACTACTGAAATTCCAGGAAGAAGTTTTGGTGAGATACTTCTGCCTTTCAGAGCAACTGCTGGAGTTAAATTTGCGGGCAAATTGGTTATGTCCCATTCATGGCCAACTGTGTTTGTGGAGAGTACAGATAAAAAGGTATTCACAGCTTTGCACAGTTGGTCGGAAGCGATAACTAATGCAGAGACTGGTATCGGTCTTCCTGATGTTTCGATTAAAGCAAATATCTATCTTCGGTTGATGGATGTTGCAGATGTTATTTATCAAAAAATTAAACTGGTGGGTTGCTATCCTCAAAAAATTGCGGAAACTCCGATAGCATTTGATAATGAGGGCGCAATCATGTATAATGTTGACTGGTCTTACGATTGGTGGGATCCTATTGATTAGTAAGTTTATGGAAGTGTATTATGTTGCAGAATATTGGATTTGATTTATCTGGCATTACAGGCCATCTTTTACATAAAACCTGGATGCTGCAGCGAACGTATAATTGGCACCTGATGATGCCTCACGATATTGGGGGAAACATCGGCTATTTAATTTCACAGTATTGTCAAGAAGTACGTTTTGGTGATTATACCATGTCAGAATTAGCGACTATGCGGTACGGAGCGTATCAGAGATTTTATGCCGGGTTGCAGGATATCGATAAAGTAACGCTTTCTTTTTTGGTACCGATAGATAATTCTGTGTACTCCTATTTTGCGGGTTGGTCTGAATTGATAGTGGATAAGCGAGGTTACTACCATCCAAAGAACGAGTATAAAAAGAATATTTACGCAATTATGTATGATCGAACGTCCATACAGTCTACTAAGTTTATGATGAAAGGAACTTTTCCTATCACTAAGGTTAGGGCAGATTTGTCATACCGCAGTGAGGATGTTCTAAGATTAAATGTAACATTGAGTGTGGATACAATAGAACCTTCGAGTTTTATTGGATCGATACGCGAGGCAGCAACTGGTTTACTTGGAGGAGCTATTGGAGGTGTTTCAAAAGCCGCAGGAAACCTTTTCGGGGGTTAATTAAAATTCATATGCCGGGGGTTGGAGAACTCCCGGCTATTGATACCAGTAAGAATTTAAGGAGAAGAGTATGAGCACGTTTTTACCCATCAATCTACCATCCCAATGTCTTCCCTATGCGGAAGTATCCCCAGAGAATATTACTATTCGATCTTATATCGCAAGAGATGAAATATATCTGGCGGAAATCAATCCAATTAATCTTGAAGCAAAATATCTTCTTGTACTCAAGAACGTACTTAAGGGCATAGATCCTGCGAAGTTAACTCTTGGGGATAGACTTTATATAATGCTTTGGGAGTATATCAATTCATATTCTCATACCATGAAATTAGGGGTAACTTGCTCCCATTGTCTCCAAGATTCCGAGATTATTGTTGATTTGACTAAATTGGATTTTGTAAAACTCCCGGATGATTTTACGAGTCCTCATAAAGTGCACTTGCCTGATAAGAATAAAGATATCCACTTACAATTACTTACAGTTCAGGATGAAATTGCTACAGAAAGGTATTCTCAGACAAGTCCAGATGGACATCTGTATAAATTTGCTCGATCTATTGTTAATGATGAGGTAGATGTTCTTGCACGGATGGAGGATCTTGGTAACTTATCTGCAAAAGATTTGGCAAAAATTCGAGCGTTTCAATTAAAGTATTATCATGGGCCGGATATGTTAACTAAGTATACCTGTTCAAAATGTGGGGAGGTGGATGATGTAAATGTTCCCTTTCGACTTGACTTCTTTTATCCGGATGGCAAAACCCTTACCGATACTTTTGGAGAGGGAATTTAATCTCTGTATGAATATTCCAGGGTTCACTCTGGGGGATGTTAGAAATCATGATTCTCGGGAACTTGAATGGTTTTACGGCAGACTTTTGAAAGAGCTTCGCGAGAAAAATAAATAATCACTGGAAATAATATGGTTAAAAAAAGATATTATCATTACCCATCACCTGTAGCAATTGATAGATTTAATACTCAATCTTTGAGAGCCTTGGGCATTAAGCTATCTCGGGATTATCTTGGATTTTTTGGTAGTTTGTCAAAAACGTATACTCGAGGTGATAATAAGAAAAAGTTGGTGGTGGTCATTGAAAAAGTAAAGAAAGCTATTCTTTATCTTGATGAGATGGTAACAACTGCTAAAGTTACCAAGAAGGATGTTGAATCTGTTACACTTTTGGTGGAAGAAATTAATGCCACTAAAGATGAATTTATTTTAGCTTCAGAAGAGAATAAAGCTCTCGGTAAAAAAATACAGTCAGTAGAAGAAACTACAGGGATTTCTCCCGCTGATTTGAATATTACAAAGGATATTGTAAAAAAGACTGCTGCTCATACTAAACGCCGCACAAAAGAAGGTGCAGTTTCTTTTATGAAAAGAACTATGCCAGGAGCTGTTAGTTTGGGCGGTCAGGCGGTATCAACAGCAACATCCATGTTAGGACCTTTTGCTCCTGTAGCAGAAGTTGCAGGGTCTGTTCTTAAGAGTGGAGTAGGTTTAGTTTCAGGTTTAAGAGAAAAACAACAGGAGCGACGGGAGTTAAGTTTATCTCGGCGGCTTTCTCCAATGTCCACACGAATGCCAGCGGGTAGTATGGCTCCAATAAGTCGTAGACGTAGTGAGCAACCACCTCTTACTGCTTTTGGTGGAGTTTCTAAAAGATCGGCACATCCTTTTGCCGAGAATTTTTCAGGATTGACTCAGAAAAGAAATTTACCCAGTGCGAGAGATTCTGTTCGAAAGCGCTCTAAAGATGAGAGTATTCTGCCTTTGGTTTACTTTTTTGATAAAAAAGCACATAAGGCTAAATGGACAAGAGAATTGCTTCTTCGGTTTAAGAATATTGAGAAGTCTTTGGGGAGTAAGGGTGGAGGTGCTTTGTCACTTGGAGGTGCATTTGGGGGTATACTTAAAAATTTGCCTCTTCTTGCAGTTGGTGCGGCAGCTTTGACATCTAAATTTGCTTTGGTAGCTGGTGGTGCTGCAATTGTATACAAGACTTTTCAATCTATGTCTTCTTGGTGGAAGGCTGAGAAAGGTTTAGAAAAGTCAAAGGCAGTAGCAAAAGATGCTGCTAAGATGAAAAAAGATATCATTATTGGGGATTATGGGATCCAGCAATATGGTAAGAAAACTGGCCGTCGGGCTATGGATATAGGAAAAGAATTACTTCATGGAGGCTTGTCAGAAAAAGATTATCGTGCTCAACTTAAGGATGAATTACAAAAGGAGGCACACAGGTCGAAAGGAGCGTCTGCTGGTGGGTGGGGTGGTTGGGGCCCACAGGTTGAAAAGATATCTAAGAATAAAGTTGAGATTGAATATCAAAAAAGATTGACTAAGATTATATCTGAGGCCGATGTTAATAGAGTTCAGACGGGGGTAACTCAACAAGAACAACAAGGGTTGGAACCTTTACCGGGTATTCAAAATTCGGTATTTGGTGATAGTAAGGATTTGAAAAAGAGTATGGATGCCGTACGAAAAGCTATTGAAAAAATGGATGAGAATACGAATCGTAGACGTAGTGAAGGAGTGAAGGGAGCCAGTGTGGGGGATCCATATGGAGTTGGGGATTCACTATTGTTTGGTCTAGGTTCTGGTTCACTGTCTGTGGAGGATTAATATGGCCAGTACTAAAAAAAGTGGGGGAAAGAGATCATATTCCTTTACTGAGTATGGGTATTTTCCTGATGGAGATGCTGCTCCACCGGAGTATCTTGCTCGGATTACCAGTCTTAAGAATAAGTGTTCTATTATAGGGTTGCTTCAACAAGATATTCAATTGAGAATTGAATCTAGGTGGGATAATTTTATTCCGACAACAATGTTAGCTAAGTTTGGGGCACTTGCTCAGGCAGCTACTGGAGGCAGTAAGTCTTTGGTTTCGAAGGCAACTTCTAGAAGGATGTGGGTAGGTACTACTCCGATAGCTATAAATTTGAAATTAAGATTTGAGGCAATACAAGATGCATTTCATGATGTTGTGGAACCAATTAGAATTTTACAATCTTTGGCTTTGCCTTCAGAGGGATCAGGGTATGCCGATAGTGATGTTTCTGCAGGGTCAGCTTTAACTGCTTTTGCTGGTAATCCCGGTATGGATACTGCAGGAAAGGTTCTTGATTCTTTGCCATTGTTATCTCCGCCTGGTCCGTCTCCATTTTCGTGGGAAGGTTTTGGAAGTTCTCGAAAACAGGTTAATGAAGCAAATATTACCAGTATACTTGAGGGTATGAAGGGTGGAGATCGGATACTTCTACAGTTGGGTAAATTTTTGAGATTTGATGATGTTATTCTCAGAGAGGTTACAGTAAATTATAACATTAAGATAGATATGTTTGGAGATCCAACTGGTGCTGAAGTGGATTTAATTTTTGAAACATACGAAATACCCACTGTTCAATCATTAGCTAAGGCGTATGAAAAAGTGGATTTAAGAAATGATGCTTCTGTAGATGGTCGGCAAGTAACTACGTCAAATTTTCAAGAATTTCATAAAACTACATTCGGATAAGATATGAATAGAACAAATTTTTATCATAAAGAAATTGTGGCAGACGTGTCTGAGTTAGATTTTTTACATAACTCATTGTCATCTTTTGAGATGAAGTACCAGCCTCAGTATTATCGAGTGACTGGGCCGGATATTCGAAGACCATATTTGATATCTCAGAGATTTTATGGTTCGCCATCTTTTTGGTGGTTAATTCTTTTGGTGAATGATATAAGCAATCCACTTTGCGATATGGAAGTTGGAGAACTTTTGATGATTCCCAGTCGACTTGATATTTATGCTTTTCAAAAGAAGTTCCGCGTGCGGAGATCAACATAATGCAGACTGCTGGAAATTATAATTTAGCTATAACTATTGGTGATACATTAATTCCTATTCAGCCCCAAATGATTAAGGAATTGTTTATCACTCAGGATATTGATTTATTGCTTCCTACATTTAAGATGACCATCATGGATTCGACGGGGTTACTTGGTGAAATAATTCCACATGATAGTGATGCGAATAAAGTAACGTTCAAGATTACGGGTGTGTCAGGTGAGAATAGTACCAATCAATTTGTATTCATGGTTAAAAAGCGAAGATTTAGTTCTGCTAAAGAATACACAGTTGAGGGGGTGTTATTTATTGAGGGAATGTTAGATCCACCGCGTACCAGAGCTTTGTCGGGTTCTGTACGTAATAATATTCATAGTATTGCTACTGATGAATTAGGAATTAATAATACTGAGATTGGAGCATCTTTGGATGTATCTAAAATACTTTTGCAGCCTACTTGGACGAATGCACAATTGTTTCGGTATCTTAAAGATAAGTTGTTGGGAGCAGGAGACGCATCTGGATTTCATTGTTTTATAAAAAATATTGATAGTACACCAACATTGGTGTTTAAGAGTATAGGCGAGCTTACCGCTCAAGAACCCAGTTTTAATTTTATGATTGGTTATAAGCAATATGAGGACTATCTTCCGGTAAATACATATCACGTAATAGATAATTCACAGATACTTGGAGATTTTGGTTCTCGGTATCAAGCTTACAGGTATTTCGATTTTATGAGTGGGACAAAGAAAAGTAAAACCATTGATATTACAGATTATCCTTCTTTGGCTGAGCAATTTTTAGTGGATAATAGTAGCAGTATTCAAGGAAAATACGATTATTTTGGTCGGAATAGTGATTTTAGTTCTGAGCTTGAGGGTGCGGCTAAGAATGGATATTATCATAGGCTTACAGGATTAGTGAATATGTGGATATCTACTTGGGGGACAGAGAATGTTGCTCCTGGGGATATTGTTAAAGTTGTGTTTAATGATTCTTTTGCTTCTGGAGATTTTTATCTATTTCAGCATTCAGGTTATTGGCTTGTTAAGAGAGTTGTGCATGTGTTGACAACTTCTTTTATGACAAATCTTTTGTTGACAAGAAGTGGGATTGATAGTTCAATTGAAAATACGTTGTTACCCGCAGTACACTATAAAAGATAATGATAAATATAAAATCTGATACATTGAAGTTCCCCGGTAACTACCGAGGGAAAGTTTTGGACAACGATGATCCTTTGCAATTTGGAAGAATTAAAGTTGAAATTTATGGGGTGTTGGATGGCATTGTTAAAGATGAACTTCCTTGGGCAGTTCGTGCAGCTCCAATTTTTGCTGGAGCTGGTAGTGCTTATGGACATTTTGTGGTTCCAGAAATAGATTCTTTTGTTTGGTGCTTTTTTGAAAATGAGGATATTTACCAGCCGGTTTATTTTGCGGAAGCAGGAGATGGTATTCATGGTTTACCTGTTGATCGGGAGACTAATTATCCTAATAGAAAAGTTTGGAGAACGAAAAGTGAAATAACAACAATTATTGATGAGACAGATAAAGAGATACAAATAAATCATCCTTCAGAAACTTCATTTTTGGTGGATGGGGATGGAAAAATCCTTGTTACGGGACAGGGAGCTGTCGCGGCTACAACAATTGAAGTTGACAAAGACGGAAAGCTTTTGGTAGCTGGGCAAAAGAATAGCACGATTGAAATAGATACTGCTGGAAAAATAAAAGCAACTGGACAGAATGGTAGCAGTATAGAAATAGACGCTGCTGGAGTTATTACAATAACGGGGCCAGCGGTGAGTACGGTAGTAATTGACG